TTTTATAAATGGTATGATTCAAAAAGGAACAATAATTTTACTTAAAGATTTAGATTTAGACCAAGTTATAGGCTGTACAATGTTTTATAAAAGTGAACATTGGTTTAGTCAAAAAGAATGTATCAATATTCATACAATATATGTAAAGAAAAGTTTTAGAAATTTTAAACTTGTTAGTGCTTTAGTCGATTCTATAAGAAAAGTAGGTAAAGATTTACCTATGTATTTATCTGTTACCTCTGGGCTTAATATTGACCCAGTATTTAAAAAATTAGGTTTTGAAAGTTTAGGCTCTAATTGGAGGTTAAATTAAATGTGTAGCATCGTAGAAGATATTGTTGATTTTGTTGAAGATGCTGTTGATTACACAGTTGACTTAGTTGGAGATGTCATAAGTTGGATTATTCCAATGCCAGAAATACCAGACTTTGGGCAAATGCAAGCTGACTTAGATGCTAGAGGAATATTAGTAAATAAAACAAGTGCCAATAGTTTTATACCTATAGTTTATGGGACAAGAAAAGTTGGAGGAAATTTAGTTTTTTTAGAAACTTCTGGTTCTGATAACCAATATTTATATATGGCTTTGGTATTAAGTGAGGGCGAAATTAGTGATATTACCTCAATATTCGTTAATGACAATGAAGTTACTTGGTCTGCTGATATAACTGATAATACCCAAATAACTGTAAATGCTAGTGATACAAACTTTTATTCTGGTGGTAGCCTAATAACAGTAGAGCCACATTTTGGAACAGATAGCCAAACTGCATCAAGTTTATTATCTACACTTAGCTCATGGACAAGTGACCATAAATTAAGAGGTTTGGCTTATTTAGCTATAAGGTTTGAGTGGAACAGAGATAAATTTGGTTCATTACCTACAGTTCAAGCAGTTGTTAAAGGTAAGAAAGTTTATGACCCAAGATTAGACACTACAGTTGGTGGTTCTGGAAGCCATAGACAAAATGATAGCACAACTTGGGCTTATTCAAATAATGCAGTTGTTCAGTTATTGGACTACCTTAGAAATGATAGATTTGGTATGGGCATTGCTGACAGTTATTTTGATAGTAATTTTGCTGATTGGCAAACAGCTAGTGATGTATGTGATACTCAAATAACCCCTTATAGTGGTGCTAGTCAGATTGACTTAATGAATAGTCATACAGTTATAGATACATCTAAAAAAGCCATAGATAACGTCAAAGAGTTTGTAAGAGGTTGTAGGTCTTATCTTAACTTTTCAGCAGGTAAATATAACATTTTAGTTGAAACTACTGGCACAGCTTCAATAACACTTACAGAAGATAATATTATTGGTGGTATTAGTGTTTCAAGTAAAAACAAAAACTCAAGATATAATAGAGTTATAGTTAATTTTATTAATCCAGATAAAAACTATCAATCAGATACAGTACAATTTCCACCAGTAGATGAAACTGGTTTAGCTAGTGCTGACCAATTCGCCACAATGCAAGCTGAAGATGGAGGTTTATTATTAGAGGGTAGGTTTGATTTTTCTATGCTTACAAGCCCTTACCAAGCTCAAGAAATGGCTGAAATCATATTAAGAAGGTCAAGGTCAAGTTTAGATGTTAGCCTTAAAGCAGATGCTACAGCATTAGAATTAACAGTAGGCGATATAGTAAATATTACTCATGCAACACCAAGCTTTTCAGCAAAGCCTTTTAGAGTGCAGGGCTTAACGATAAATGCTGACCATACAATAAATTTACAATGCTCAGAGCATCAAGATAGTTATTACACTTTTGGAACTCAGCAAGAAGTCGCTACTATTCCAGATACTAACCTGCCTAACCCTTTATCTATACAGCCACCCTCAGCAGTCACATTATCAGACCAGTTAATAGAATATAATGATGGAACTGTTATAGTTGCTTTAGATATCTTAATTAGTGCAAGTGCAGATAATTTTGTTGATTTTTATCAAGTAGAATACAAGTTAAGTAGCGATAGTGATTTTATTATATATGCTCAAGGTTCTGGGTTAAATCATAGAGTTCTTAATGTTATTGACCAACAAACTTATGATGTGAGAGTTAAAGCAGTCAATAGTTTAGGGGTTTCATCAACTTATGTATCAGCACAAAGGCAAATAGTTGGAGCAATAGCACCACCCTCAGACGTAACAGATTTTTCATGTAATATATCTGGTCAAGAAGCTCATTTATCTTGGGAAGCTGTAAGTGATTTAGATTTAGCCTATTATAATTTAAGGTTCTCTGAAGCTACTGATGGTACTGCTGATTGGCTAAATAGTGTTGCTTTAGTAGAGAAAATATCAAGACCTGCAACTTCAATATCAGTTCCTGCAAGACAAGGAACTTATCTTATAAAGGCAGTAGATAAATTAGGAAACTTTAGTTCAAATGCTACAGCTATTATATCTGCTGTAACAAGCCCATTAAACTTTAATGCAGTAGCTACACAATCAGAACACCCTACTTTTGGAGGTACTTTTACTAATACAGTTTTGACAGATGGAGCTATAGAACTTGATTCCTCAGAATTATTTGATAGTGCTAGTGGAAATTTTGATGATGAAACTACAAGAACTTTTGATTCTGGAGTAAGTAATGCTGATTTTTTTGCTAGTGGGAATTATTTATTTGCAGATGTAATAGATATTGGCTCTAAACATACTGCTAGAATAACTGCCTCATTAGTACAAACTGCTGATAATCCAGATGATGTTTTTGATAACAGGGCAGGAAATTTTGATGATGCAAGTTCTAATTTTGATGGTGATACCCCTGCAAACTGTAATGCTCATTTAGAAATAGCAACAAGTGATGACAATGTAACATATACAGATTTTAGAAACTTTGTTATAGGAGAATACGAAGCCAGATATTTTAAATTCAAAGTTGTTTTAATATCTAGAGATTTAGCAAGTACACCATTGGTATCAGCAGTAACAGTAACTTTAGATATGCAAGATAGGATATTTAGTGGGAATGATATTGTAAGTGGAACTGGTACGAAATCTATTACATTTACTAGCCCATTTAAAAGCTCAGAATATGCAGTAGGTGTAACTGGGCAAAGCATGGCAACTGGCGATTATTTCACAGTTTCCAACAAAACCATTTCTGGATTTGATGTAGCCTTTTTTAATAGTTCAGATACTGGGATTTCAAAAACTTTCGATTTTATTGCAAAAGGCTTTTAAAAGGAGTATAAATAAATTATGGCACAGCACGATTACAACATAGCAAACCAATCTTTTCCATCATTTAGGACTGACCTAAATAATGCTTTATCAGCGGTGGTCACTAATAATTCTGGCACTTCTGTTCCATCTACAACTTTTGCAAATAGTTTTTTTTATGATGAAACTAATAATGTTTTAAAGTTTAGAAACGAAGATAACGATGCTTATATAACTATTATGGGGTTTGACCAATCTGCGGATACTACAACTAACGTAGTAACTGATGCTAATCATACCTTTACAAAGGCACAAAGAGGAAGCACAGACACAGACACAACTAATACTGGTAATGTGACTTTGGATTTTTCTACTAACCAGAACTTTGTTTTAACATTAACTGGGAATGTCACTTTAGATAATCCTACTACTGAAGCAGTTGGTCAATCTGGGTTTATTACATTTATTCAAGATGCAACTGGTGGCAGGACAGTATCACTAGGAACAGATTATGAAACAGCAGGTGGAGCAGGTTTAACTCTATCAAGTACAGCAAGTGCTACAGATGTAGTACCTTACATAGTGGTTGCTTCAAGTCGTATTTTGTTAGGTACTCCACAATTAGCTTTTAGTTAGGAGTAAAAATGCCTTTTGGTTCTTCACAATGGATGTACAATAGTGGTGCTGATTTTTACAATGGTGTAGCTACTCAGTCATTACGTTTTGATGATGGTAGTAGTGCTTATTTAAGTAGAAGCCCATCAAGTGCAGGAGATAGACAAACTTGGGTTTGGTCTAGTTGGGTTAAACGTGCAAATATAGGTTCTCAAGGTGTATTACTGCGAGGCTACAACAATATAAATAATAATGAAAATTATTTTAGATTAACTTTTACTAATGATGATGAGCTTAAAGTTAACAATTATACTACTAATTTGAGAATAACAAACCAAGTATTTAGGGATGCTTCAGCTTGGTATCATATTGTTTGTGCAATGGATACACACCAAGCGACTCCTAATAATAGAACTTTAGTTTATGTCAATGGGGAGCAAATAACAGATTTTTCTACTACTAATAATTATGGTCAAGATGATGTTACTGGTGTAAACCATACTGGCGAGCATAAAATTGGTGGTGGTGGTGGTACTGAATACTTTGATGGCTATATGGCAGAAGTTAATTTTATAGATGGTTTATCATTTTTTTCTGATACATCTGGAACACCAAATACATCATTTAATATTGACAGTTTTGGAGAGCTAAAAAATGGTGTATGGATACCCATAGAATATACTGGCTCATATGGCACTAATGGTTTTAGATTGCAATTCAATCAAACTGGAACTGGTACTGCATCATCTAGCACAATAGGAGCAGACACTAGTGGTAATGCTAATCACTTTTCATCTAGTGGTATAGTTGCTTCTGATTGTGATATGCCAGATAGTCCAGAGAATAATTTTTGCATCTATAATCCCTTAGACCCAAAAGGAAATGACAACACATTTTCAGAGGGCAATCT